TAAACTTACGTCTTTTCCTTCTAAGAATTTGTCTAAGTTGTACTGGTGGAACTTTTCACCTTTTAACTTTATTTCTTGTACTATTTGGTTTCGTGTTTTTCTACGCAGTAACTCACTAAGTAACCTTCGTAGCGTGTAGTCGTCTATGTACATAACTAAAAAGGTAAGTCGTTCTTATCTTCAGGCTTTATCCATTTACCAGTACTTTGAACAGGTTGCTCCGTTTTTTTGTAAGGTTCGGAAATTCTAACCGAAAAGTAATTAGTTCCTTTTGCGCTTTGCTTAACCCATAACGCTATCTCTTTGTCTACGCCATCTACGTTAATAGTTCCTTTGTAATCAGGATGTGTGTCCGCTTTTTTCTCGTTCTTGAAGATTGCTCCTCCATTTTGTTTTGTTTCCATTGTATTTGATTTTAAATTGTTTCAATTAATTGATTATAATATTCACGCGCTAACTCTATCTTTTCTTGTATTTGCCATATTATAGTTTCGTCACGTTCTACTTTAAAGACCTTGATTCGTCTTTCGTTAGGTATATGGCTAAAGTTATGCTTCTTTTGAATAAAGTCTCTTATATCTAAATCTTCGTCTATTTTATGCTGTTTCCAATGTTCCCTTCTTATTTCGTCTTCTACTATCTCGAAAGGTGTATTTATTAGGCAATAACAAAGTAATGATTCAGTTTTACCTGTTAACCACATATACCCCTGTAACTGATAGAAATAGTCTTTAGTAGGTATTTCAGTTTCAAAGAATGGAAATGTAGTAGCGTCCCAAGAACATTTTACATCTAAAAGTATTTCATTCGTGTTTACGTCAGGAACTCCAGTAATAAAATCATTCTCGAAGCGTTCTTCGTTCTTGTAAATGAAGCCTAAATCTAAAACATCGTTAACGAAACTAATAGCTTCTTCCTCTACTTCGTTTCCTTTATCCGTGTACCTTGACCAAAACTCTTTTTTAATACCGTACTTATGTTCTAAAACAAGTTCTTGAATATAAGTTTTAGCAGTCTTTGATAGGCTCTCCCCTTTCTCGCGGGGAGTAGCCATTATTTTACCTATTTGTGATGCTCTAATCTTCATAACGCGTTAACTATTGTCATTTGATTAGTATCTAAGTCGAACTTCTCTATAAGTTGGTCTATTTGATATTCTCCGTTTTTAATAGCTTCTATTGCTTTTTTAAAACGTGTGTTATCAATCTTTGCTTTCTTTGGTTCGTGTTTTACTTGTTCTCCTGAAGCATCCGTATCTTTGTCAGTAACTAAGCCTAACATCGAAGCTAAACAATATCTACGGAAGTACGTTATACCACTACCGAAAGACTGATAGTCGTTCATTCCTTTGAGTTGAACATAAGGAATTAAAGTTTCTGAGTCTATCACTTCTCCACTTTCTACGTGAAAAATACAAGTAGCTAAATAATTTAAGCCATCTTTTGACTTAATTAACTGCGTAAAGCCTAACCCGTGTTTTTTTAGTAATGGATTAATCACTTCGAAGATTTTAGGTAGGTCAGCGTAAGAATAACCGAAACCTTGTGTACCCTTGTGAATTACAGGTACTTCTTGTTGGAACTCAGCCAACGATTTAAACAAATTTTTCATAGGTGTTAAATTAAAATTATAAGCAAATATAACTATTATTTTTATATTACAATATATTTTTAGAAAAAATCTTTCAATGGAAGTAAAATTCCTTTGCTTGTGTTAGAGTCACCTCCTAATACATCTCGAGTAGTCTTAATATATTTACGACACATTTGCTTTAATTCGTCTTTTTCTACGATTACACAGCGTTTCTCGTTCAAGAAATAACAATAGTAGTCAGCTTCGCTTGTAGCTATTCCAGAAGGCTTATTTCGACTTTCGTATTCTACAAATATGTTACCTGTTTCTAAACATTGAATATCTCGTTTTACTTCTATCTTCTTACCCAGCATCTCGTAAAGTTGTGTTTCGAAGTTTAAACCTATTTCTAAGTCGTATCTAAAATCGCTATTGTGCTTCATATTGTTTTATCTTTTTTTTATAAATGTTAATTATTTCTTTTAGTTCTTCTATTGTGAACTTTCGTGTTTTATTAGCTTCCAGTTCCAAAAGTGTTAATTGTTCTTCTCCTATCTTGTTAATTAATCCCTTGCGATATTCTATTAAATTACCACTTAAATATTGGTTGCAAGTAATACAACTGCTATGCACGTTAAACTCATTAAAACGAACATTCCAATGGTTATTAGCGTTGAAGTAATGCGAAGCGTTTACACGTCCTGTAATTGGTTTTCTGCAACTTATACAAGGTAATTTTTTATCTCGTAAATTTATGTACTTATTAAAAGTTTGCTGTGCTAATTTTATGTAGTCTTGAATAGTTAGTAAATCGTTTTTCATTTTAGCTTTAGTTTTTTTCCATTGCTTGGTCTTTTCGGATTCTACCCAAACACGAACACACTCCTCGTTTAAACAATATTTCTGAAGAAAGCGTATAGGCTCAAATGGTTGTTTACAGTTCTTACACTTTGGCATTAAAATAAAGTTTGTTGTGATTTTAAAATATTAAGTCGCTTGTCTGCATATTTACATTGCTCTTCTGATAATTCACTTCCTACATAATTTCTTTTTTCAATTATACACGCATTTGCAGTTGTTCCAGTTCCCATAAAGCTATCATAAATCAAATCATTTTCTTTTGTATAAAGCAATAATAGCTTTCTAACTAATTCAGTTGAGTATGTTGCTTTATTCAAGTCATTGCTTCCATCGTTGTTTGGTGCTTCAATGTAGTTATAAAAAACATCGTAAAAATCTTGTCCTTTGTTTGACGTAGTTGTAATTTTCTTATTTGTATTAAATGTTAAGTATTCATTTTTTCTAACAAATACAAATATAAATTCACAAATACGAGTTAATTTATTTTTACTTGTTGTATTTGGTAAAGCAGTTGTTTTTTTCCAACTAATACAATCAGCAACTGTAAATTCAGTTTTTTTTATTATTTCACCAATTAACACCCACATTGTTTCAATGCTTTCATTACCGTATGAAATATTGTAAAGCACACAGCCATCTTTTTCTAAAATAGTATTATAGGCTTTAAATAATTCAATAGTCCAATCAATGTATTCATCGCTTGATTTTGTATCTAAATACTTATCGTATCTTTTATTTTGGCTATAAACACGAACTCCGTTTACTATTTTATTGTTCCAATATTCAATTCTGCCCCCAGTATTATAAGGAGGTGAAGTTATTACTGCATTTACTTTACCTTCTAATCTTTTCATCGTTAGTAGGCAATCTTCGTTGTATATTTTGTTTATTTCCATAATTATAAGTCTATATCCTTAAATTTTATTTCGTTTTGTAAGTCTTGAACCTTATTTTTTAGGTCTAAGTTTACGTACTGAAGCCTAAATAAAGCCTTTACCGTAGTTCTATAATCTTCTTCTAACTCCTTAAAGCATTCGTGTATTTCTTGAATGTCTTGTAGACTTTTAGACATAGAAGTTATTAGGTCTTCTCTATTTGGGTGGTTCTTTTTTATTTCGTCTAATGATAGGCTTACTTTAGCGTATAATGCGCCTAACTGGACACTTGTCTTTAATAGTTTTAAATCTTCCATTTATTTGTTTAGTTGTTTTAGTTTTTCACTTGTTGACATTAATCCTTCCATTTGTGGTATTCGTGTTTGAGTAGGTTGTGGTCTATTCCTATTCGCATACACTTTGTTACCGAAGTCATCTATCATATAGTATTGGTATTTTTCAACATCCAAATATAATTTATAAACTCCATTTATTGACACTCCTTTCGGCTTACTTTTAGCAACTTTCAAATGTACTTCGTTTTTTTCTGCTCCTCTACCTTCACTATCCATTAAACCATAAGGTGGTCTCCAAGGGATTAACACACTTAAGCCTTTTCTAAACCATACTTGACCTCCGGCAAAATCTCGCGCACTTGGAATAGGAAAATAACTTATCTCATTTCCCGCTATTGTTTTAGCTGTTTGCATTGGTTGGTCTCTTACGTGATTGATTACGCAGTTGTGTCTTCCTGTTTTACGTGCGTTCTTTCTTACAAATCCTAAAATTCTACTCAAGTATTTATCTTCACGCCCTAAATCTGCTACTTCGAACTTCTCAGTTAACTCATTCCAAGGGTCAATAGTAGTAGTGTGAATAATAATATCTTCCTTTCGTTCAATCTCATCTACTAATTTGTAAAATTCGTCTATTGTTAGGTCTTCGTCTATTGGGTCAATCACAATAAAATGTTGGTTAACGAACATTTCTGCGCTTACTTGTTCACCTATTGTTAAGTCTTTGTATGGTTTACCCATATACTTATGGCAAAGTTCCGCGTATATTTCGGCACTTGAACCTGTTTCAGGAGAAAATATAACGTGATTCCAACTATGTAAACACGAAAGATTAATTAAGAACTCAAACCATAATTCGGTTTTACCTGAAGCGGGAGCAGAACCTATGTAAGTCGTACATCCTTCTTTTATTGTGTAAGGTAGTAAGCTAAAGTCCCAACCTACCGATTTACCTTTAACATCTTTTTGCTGTTTAATATCAAGTAATTCACCTGAAACTTCTTGTAGTCTTTTATACATCATTCCCAAATTTGTGGTGTTACACTATTTTTAACTTCGCTAATATACTTCAAGGTGTTTAATAAAGTTGATTTCCAATTTTCTATTTTATGGTTTTTACCTTTCGTGTTTGTACACCAATCATTCTCTATCCAACTTTCGTATTTATGTAGTAGTTCTTGTTTATTGGACATAGGCTTTTTACTTAAAGCATAAGCTAAAAATTCTTCGATAGAAGGTATATATATTTCTTTCTTATCTTTCTTATCTTTCTTGTTAGTGGTTACTCGTTGGTTACTCGTTGGTTGCTCTTCGGTTAATTCGTTGGTTGGTATTTGATATTTTGCATAGTTAACTACTTGAATTATAGTACCTTTCGAACTTGTTTCGATGGTTATTTCGTTGGTTGATTTTAGCTTAGTTAGTGTAGTTCTTATTTGCTGTGGTGAAAGCCCTGTTTCTTGTGCTAATAAATCACGACTTGTAATTATAGAACCTTCTTTAAGTTCTATTCCCTTATAACGCTTCTCTTTATAATTAGCTTTAATGATTAAATGTGTGAAAACACGAAAACAATTAATATCATTGTACCATTCCCACTCTAAGATTTGTCTATGGATTCTTATCCAGCCATTGTTGTTTGTCATTTTTTACTGCCTTAAAAAAAAGCCCTGTCAGTGTTCACGAGGCAGCGTTACTAACCAACAGGGTCTTCAATAATATTTTACTTAGGACTGCCTTCCCGCACAAATATAACG